GCTTGTGATTAATTAAGAATTTTAAAAGTTTTGGAGCAGTTTCCACATTCATTTGATTAGAAGGATTACTAACCCTAGCACAAAATGCAACTAGGTCTTCTGCATTTTTTATACCTTTAATTTCTGGTTTTGTAATTGATACTAATTCTACGTTCATAATAGTTCTCCATCGTTTTGGTTTCGATCATTTAATTCATATTGCTCTCTTTGTCTTTGAGCAATTGTTTCTAACGAACCGCGTTCTTCAATTTTAAAGTTTTGAACATTGTAATTTAAATAGTTTTGAGCCCAAATCTCTTTTCCAGTTGGATCTAATCTTCTAACTAAATCTTGGTGACCAGCAGCTTCTTTACCTTGGAATCTGGTTTTTGTTGGAACAAGTTTATGAGTTCCAAATTGTTGGCCATCAAGAGCTAGTTCGTCTAATGTCTTTCTTCTAAAGATTGCTACGAATGATGCGAACCATTGTAATCTATCTGACAAAGCGATAGCAGAACTATCATCAATTACTGCTGAAGAGTTTCTATTGAAATTTTCTCCAGTACGATTCAATTGCATCGCAGTAATAACTGGACAATGTATTTCTTCTGAAATTCTTTTTAGCTTATCAATCTTATCGCCAATAGCTTGATGTTCTGCCCAATTTTGGCCTACCTTTTCACCAGTAAGTTTAACATAATCATAAGCGATCAATGCTTGATTTCCTCTGCCGACTTTAGAAAGATACCATCTTCTAATAATAGAACAGATTTGATCAATGTTCTTAGAGCCAACATGATAATGATAATATTCGTAATTCTTAACTTTGACCCATGCTTCTCTAACTTTTTTGGTCATGTCTTCATTCCTGCGCCAATTACCAGTTTCAAGATACCACATTGGAACACCAGAAAGTGAAGATACCATTCTTAATTGAATATCAAATGTTTGCATTTCCGTATCCAAGATTAATGTTTTAGTCTTATTCTTTGAATTAATACTTGCGTTAAAACATATGTCATTAATCCATGTAGACTTTCCTTGGCCTGGCCTACTTACAATAGCGTAAATATTTCCATTCTTTAAACCACCATAAAGTCTATTAAATTCTGGATATGAAGTTACCAGTCCGACTTCTTCTTTAGGATTGTTTCCAATTTCTTCGATAATATCTTCTACGCCTTCGAATAGATTAATTGGTTCATCATTTGAAATATAAGATGAAATCTTTTGATTATAAATTGAATCTGCTTCTGCAATAATTTTATCTACTGCTTCATCTCCACTTTTGCCAACGAAAGTTTTTAGCTTATCTGCTGTTTGACTTATTTCTCTTCTAATTCTTAATTTAACTAATTCTTTACAAGCAGTCATTGTAGCTTCTTCTGTGATCTGAGAAAATGAAAGATTATCAATATAATCATAAATATTAATATCATCTTTAAATGAAATACCAAGATTCTTTATCTTTTCTGCTAATAGAACTTTATCTACTTTTTCACCTTTATATCTTGTGTTCTTGTAAACTGCATATACAATTGAATGTACTTCATGAAAGAAGTCTGATTCGTTTAAGAAAACATCAACATCTGCGAACAGATTCTGATATTTAATAAGACCACTTAATACGTGTCGTTCAACCTGCGAGGAGTAGATCATGCTTTATACATGATACCATCTTATAAATTAAAAGTCAACAAAGTTTAATCGTTTTCTTCTTCGTCTGAATCGTCTTCTTGGTTTCTACTTTTGTTATCTTGTTGTAAAATTGCATCTGCTGTGGCATCCATATTTATTTGATCAATTGTGCTACTCCAAGAACCAAGATAATATAAAAGTGCCATAGCATTCATTTGATTATCGAATTTTGTAAAGACTTGGGGCTCGCCCTTGGAATTAAAATTAAATAAAATATATCCACCGAAACTGCATTCATCTAGTTGTTTTAATAGATTATTAGGAAAATTAAACTTTTTATTTTTAGCCACTAGCTAATTTTACACTTAAATAATTAATATTCCGCACTTTTCTTCTATATATTGTGGTGATAAAGACTTAAGATCGTCCTCATATAGTTCAAGGAATTTAAATTCATTCATTTCAAGCCATTTTTCTTTCTTGACATCTCTTTTTATACTTTGAAGGTATTTTAATCGTGAATTATCATGAAAGAACTTATTAAAAGACTCATGTTGATTACCTTGAATCTCAACTGCTATCTTTTTAGTTGCATTTAATAAATCAACTTTAAGCATGCTTCCGTAAACTGGAAACTCCTCATAAACTATATGATTCTTCCAGTATGGATAAAAGAACTCTTTAAATTTAAACTGTAATTTACTACGGCTTTTACCTTGCCAATCTACTAGATAGTTTCTTACATTTTTATTAACGAGCTTGCCGTTAATATTTAATAGCCTCATGAGGTAAGTGTTTTTATAAATTTATCGTAGAAGTAATCAACAATAGGTTTATTTTCTTCAAGATATGATCTGAGATTATCTATCCCTTGATGTTGCTTCTTGAGCTCAAGATTTTGTTGTTTAAGTTCTTCTATGATCTCGTCCGAGAAAGTTACCCATGCACCTTTAGCAACTGCAAATTCCCAAGCTAAGATTTGGTCAATAACTTCGTATTCTTTCCAAACTGAAGATCCATCTTTGCGACCATACTTAATTGGATATTGAACTTTTGAATTTGTGGATTCATTAGTCGATTTCTTGATTGCAATTTTAACATTATGTCCAATGATTTTATTCTTTATTGGGTCATACCTATCATTTGGCTTTTCAAGGATAAGATCTTTGTTGAACTTTGGTTCAAATTCAAGAATCCAATTAGCAAAATGTAATAATGCATTTCCACCAGTAGCGGTAGTTTGACGAATATCTTTATTCGTTGCGTAAGGATCAAGTTTAATATCAGATCGGACTTGACTAATGAAAATAGCCATATGACCTCGTTTGGAGAGTGCGAGAGAAATCTTCTTCATTAACATTGACGATATAACTGCTCCTCCTGCAACCTTCGTAGCTTCCGTCATACTTTTTTGAGAATCACCTTTAGTCATTAATCCGTCAACTGAATCAAGAATAAACATATACCTTTTATTTTCATCATTAGATTGAATAAGGTCTTTCATTAATTCTGAAACAGTTTCAAAAATATTACATTCAAATACAAAGCAAGTTCCGTCAACCCATTCTTTAGGGTCAGTTACAAACTTAATTCCAGATCGTTCTTTTACTTCTTTACTCAATCTTCCTTCTGCTTTAAAGAGTAAAGCCCTAGAATTTTCTACTGATTTAAGAAAGTTCTTTGTTACCTCAAGTGCTTCTGAGGTCTTGCCACCTTCATTCATTCCAATAAATCTATGTAACCCTGGACATAAACCACCACCTGTAGCGATATCCAGGTTCAAGCTACCAGTAGATACCTTGTAATATACCTCGTCTTCAAAATTGTAATGATCTTCTTTATTGTCTTTTAAAAATGATAATAGTCTATCTGATGCACTTGGACCAGATGATTCAATGATTTCTTCTTTAGATTTTTTTGCCATATGATATAAATTCTAACAGACTTTTGGGCTTTTGGCAAACTTTTTTATCTTCTCCAGCTTTATTCTCAGTAAGAATAATATTATCAACCTTCTTGTCTAGTGATAAGTCGTTCTTCTTTTGTTCAATCGCTAAGAACGCTTTACCTTCGTCAGTTAAAAACCAAGCTAGACTAGGTAATTTTAATTGCTTTAAACTATTCCAAAAAGAATATCCTTGATATATTTTAATTAAACCTTTAGCAATCTTTATTTCTCTGGCCCAATTTACGTTATCTTTGATATATTTCTTAACTATAAATTGGCATAACTTATGAGGAGTAAATTTACTACTAGACATCCTATATTTATAATACAAGTTTATATCTTTAGCAAGTTTTATTTTTATAATAATCTATAGTTTTAAGTATGCCCTTTTTAAATGATGTAGTAGGAAACCAATTTAATTCTTTATTAATTTTGGTATTATCTATTGCATATCTAAAATCATGACCTTTGCGATCTTCTACGAAAGATATATAGTCTTGAGGATTGAGATTTAGAGTTTGACAAATATCATTTATAATTTCTAAATTTGTTTTTTCACAATCTCCACCTATATTGTAGGTTTCTCCAATCTTACCTTTATTTAATATTAACCATACTGCTTCACAATGATCATCTACAAAAATCCAATCCCTTATGTTTTTTCCATTACCATAAACAGGTATTTTTT